CAGGTGCGGCAAATACAGGTGGCGGCGGTGGCGGTGCCCCTTCAAAAAATCAAGGCGCAGGTGGTGGTTCTGGAGTAGTAATACTAAGAATGGCTACATCTACATATTCGGGAATTACTGAAGGACTTCCTATAGTTGACCAAACTTCAGTTACAGATACAACTATTTTAATATTTAACGGCAGCGGTTCTTATACAGCATAAATAATTAAATTATGGCACATTTTGCAAAAATAGACTTAAATAACGTAGTAGAGCAAGTCATTGTTGTAAATAATGATGTACTATTAGATTCAGAAGCAAATGAAAGTGAACAAGTAGGTATTGACTTTTGTAAGAGTTTGTATGGACAAGATACAACTTGGATACAAACTTCTTATAATGGAAATATGAGAGCGCGTTATGCTGGAGTGGGTATGATTTATGACTCAGCTAACAATGTTTTTATAACTGAGCAACCTTATCCATCTTGGACTTTAAATGAAACTACTTGGGATTGGGATTCTCCAGTTCCATATCCAACTGTTGAAGAAGGTTCTACAGATATTTATACATGGAATGAAGAAGCTCAAACTTGGGATTTAATTTCATAAAATGAATTACGTACAAACAAATAGCGCTCTTTTAAATATAAATGTGGTATATCACATTGTAAAAACAAATAAAAATGAACTTTAACGATATAAAAATACTGGGTATAAATAGTTTGGTTTTAGGAGTATCTATGACGCAGATAGACGTAATACTAAAAATTTTATTACTTTTAGTATCAATTGGATACACAATCCATAAATGGTACTTAATGTATGGAAAGAATAAGTGAACATATATCGTATAAAGAAGGTATTAAATCTAATACCGCAACTCGTTTAGGAATTAAAAACACACCTGATGATTACCAAATTACTAATATGGTAAACATTGGCGTTAATGTTTTCGAGCCTCTTAGAAAATATGTAGGTGGCCCTATAAGAATCAACAGTTTTTACAGATGCGAAGAATTGAACCGAGCTATCGGTGGAAGTTCACGCTCGCAACATTGTGAGGGTCGAGCGATTGACCTAGATGATACACTTGGTCATAAAACAAATGCTGAGATGTATAAGTATATAAAAGATAATTTAAGCTTTGACCAACTCATATGGGAGTTTGGTGACGACACTAATCCAGATTGGATTCATGTAAGCTATGTCCACCCAGATGAAAACAGAAAGCGCTGCCTAAGAGCAGAGCGAACAAATGGTAAAACTACATATCGAGTGATATGAGTAAAGAAAAAAAACCGTTTAAAGAAACAGGTGTGGGAAGGTTTCTCATTGAGAAAGCGCCTTCAATACTAGGTATTGTTGGTGATGCTATACTTCCAGGCAATGTTATCTCAGAGCTTATCAGCGGAAACAACGAGCTTAGTGAAGGAGACAAAAGAATAGCTCTTGAAAAACTTAGACTCGAGCGCGCTGAAATAGATGGTGTTACTAGACGTTGGGTTGCAGACTCTGGAAGCCAGAGCTGGCTTGCTAGAAATGTAAGGCCGCTAACTCTAGTAGTGTTAGTACTTGCTTATGTTGGGGGATGGTATATGGGATTAGACACCTCAGATACAGCCTCTCTTTTAACATGGGTCCTTTGCGGATATTTCGGAGCGAGAACGGCAGATAAGATAGGAGTAAAACTTCCAGGTAAATAATTCATATATTTGTATTAATAAATTTAATACAATGCATATTAGAAAGATATCAATAGGTCCAGACTATAAGTCTAGCGCAATGCACTATATTGTAGGACAAGAAATACTAGGAGGTTCACACAGCATTCATTTAATAAAAGAAGACGAGCAGAAAGGCTCAATAAAAATATGGATTCAAAAAGAAGATGAAATATTTTTATGGAAAGAGTTTAATTCAAGTATGCCAATTTCTTTAGAATATAATATAAACTTTTAATGAGGTCACCTTTTTATTTTATAGTAAAACCTACAAAGGGTAAAAGATACAATAACTCAAAAGAAATAGGTGGGGTTGATTTTATAACTAGCACTTCAGAAGAAAACCACATAGCTTCTAACAGAGAGGCTATTGTTGTTTCTACTCCCCTAGGATACGATGGAGAAATAGAGCCAGGAGATACTCTTTTAGTACACCATAATGTTTTTAAGTTTTACAATGACATGAAGGGCAGGCAACAGAGCGGCAAAAGTTTTTTCATGGATGATTTGTTTTTTGTAGACAATCAGCAGTTTTATATGTATAATAAAAACAATAAATGGCATTGCCATGATAAGTATTGTTTTGTAGAGCCAGTGCCAGTTACTGAGTCTTATATACACAAGCCTTTTGCCGAAGAGCCGCTCATGGGTAAAATAAAATATATAAATAAAACATTACAGGAGCATGGCATAAAAGAAGGCGATTTAGTTACCTTTAGACCAGATACTGAATATGAATTTAATGTAGATGGTCAAAAGCTATATAGAATGTATGACCACCATATTACAATGTGTTTATGAAACATGCTATTAAGTGTAGTCAGTGTAATGAAATGTTTACTGGCGGTTATGATTATAGAATGCACTGGGAGAAAGCTCATTTAGATAACGCAATAAAACAAAATGAAATCAGAAGAACTCAAGATAAAAATAATTGAAGCGGGAAGAAAAGCTGTAGAACAGCTTATTAAAGTTGCTAAAGAAGATATTATAAAGCACGACCCAGAAGATGAGATTGCGGCAGATAGATTAAAGAACGCAGCAGCTACAAAGAAGTTGGCTGTATTTGATGCTTTTGACATATTAAATAAGATAGACCAGGAGCAGGAGAATATAAACTTATCAAATAACACAGACGCTAAAGTTGAAACAAAACAAGGATTTGCAGAAAGACGCTCAAAGTAGCATCTACAAAGTTTTAGAAGGATACATACCCAAAGGTGTTTTAGCTAATAAAAACAGAGCTAAGACTTGGGAGTATGGATATAACGACAAGTATGACTTTGTTTGCATTTCTAAAAATGGTACGCTCGGAGATGTTGTAGAAATATCAGGTCTTAAAATAGGTTTACCCGTACTTCCTAAGGATTGTTTCTCAAGGTCTAAGAATATATCAGAGCAATATTGGGAAAGACAAGAACTCCCAAAGGAGCTGTCAAGAATATATTCTATATTTCAATGGAACGAAATGCCTACTCCTTTTAAATCAAGATGGGTAGATTATATAGAGTCTGAATTTGACAATAGGGAAGAAGGGCATTGGTTTATGAATAATGGAAAACCAACTTACATTACTGGCTCACATTATATGTATCTACAATGGTCAGCAATTGATGTAGGTTATCCAGATTATAGAGAGGCTAACAGAATATTTTATATTTTTTGGGAAGCGTGTAAAGCAGATAAGCGAGCCTTTGGTATGATATATTTAAAGATTAGACGTTCAGGGTTTTCATTTATGGGTTCTTCAGAGTGTGTAAACGCAGGTACATTAGCAAAAGATTCTAGGGTAGGCATATTATCAAAAACTGGAGCGGATTCTAAAAAGATGTTTACCGATAAGGTAGTTCCTATATCTAATAGACTTCCGTTCTTTTTTAAACCCATACAGGATGGTATGGATAAACCAAAGACTGAACTAGCCTTTAGGATACCAGCATCTAAGATTACAAAGAAAAATATGTACGATAGTGTTAATGAAGAGCTTACGGGTCTTGATACCACTATTGACTGGAAAAATACAGATGACAACTCCTATGATGGTGAAAAACTTATGCTGTTAGTCCATGATGAAAGTGGTAAGTGGATAAAGCCAAATAATATACTCAACAACTGGAGAGTCACTAAGACTTGTTTAAGGTTAGGTAGTAAGATAATAGGTAAGTGTTTGATGGGCTCTACTTCAAATGCTCTTGATAAAGGCGGTAGTAATTTTAAAAAGCTCTATGAAGATTCTGATGTAAACAAAAGAAACGCTAACGGACAAACTAAAAGCGGCATGTATTCTTTGTTTATTCCTATGGAAATGAACATGGAAGGATTTATAGATGTGTATGGGCAGCCAGTTCTTATAGCTCCTAAAGAAAAACGAAAGGGTGTTGATGGAGAATGGATTACTAACGGAGCTATAGACTATTGGCAGGCTGAAGTAGATTCTCTAAAATCAGATGCGGATGCACTGAACGAATTTTACAGACAGTTTCCTAGAACAGAGTCACACGCATTTAGAGATGAGAGTAAGTCTTCTCTTTTTAATCTTACAAAGATATACCAACAGATAGACTATAACGATTCTTTAATACTAGAACACCACTTAACAAGAGGGAACTTTTACTGGCAGAATGGAATTAAAGATACTAAGGTGGCTTTTAGTCCTGACAAGAGAGGTAGGTTTTTAATTAGCTGGACACCATCAAAGGGATTGCAAAATAATGTTATTGATAGGAGAGGCATTAAGTTTCCAGGCAATGACCATATGGGAGCGTTTGGATGTGACTCTTATGATATATCTGGAACTGTCGGCGGTGGAGGTTCTAATGGAGCTTTACATGGAATGACTAAGTTTAGCATGGAGGAAGCTCCTGCTAATGAGTTTTTTTTAGAGTATGTAGCTAGGCCGCAAACAGCTGAGATATTTTTTGAAGAAGTATTGATGGCTTGTGTGTTTTATGGTATGCCAATATTAGTGGAGAATAACAAGCCTAGATTACTGTATCATTTTAAGAACAGAGGATATAGAGGTTTTTCCATGAACAGACCTGATAAGCATATGTCCAAGCTATCAAAAACAGAGAAAGAGCTAGGAGGTATACCTAATAGTTCTGAGGATGTAAAGCAGTCTCACGCTGCTGCAATTGAATCTTACATAGAAAAAAATGTAGGGATAGATTTTGATGGACAGTTTAGAGAGTCCGGAGATATGGGGAATATGTTGTTTACCAGGACTTTAGAGGACTGGGCAAAGTTTGATATAAGTAACAGAACTAAGTTTGATGCGAGTATTAGTTCTGGATTAGCTGTTATGGCTACACAAAGGCATATGTATCAAGTAGAGAAAAAACAATCAAAAATAAACCTTAACTTTGCAAGGTATACAAATAAGGGAAATTTAAGTGAATTAATAAGATAGATGAAGGATGTTACAATAGACATTGCATCTACAGGCTTTCCAAGTCAATTTGTTTCTGATGCTGAAAAAGCTACGAACGAATTTGGTTTACAGATAGGACAAGCTATTCAATACGAATGGTTTAAAAAAGATGGAAACCAGTGTAGATACTACAATCAATGGAGAGACTTTCACAGACTGCGTTTATACGCAAGAGGGGAGCAGTCAATTGCCAAATATAAAAACGAAATTGCAGTAGATGGAGACTTATCTTATCTAAACTTAGATTGGACACCAGTTCCTATATTGCCAAAGTTTGTAGATATAGTTGTTAATGGTATGCAAGACCGAGAGTTTAAGGTTAAGGCTTATGCTCAAGACGCATTATCTCAAGCAAAAAGAAGTAAGTATCAAGATATGATAGAGGGCCAAATGGCTGCTAAAGATATCTTGACTACGATACAAGAGCAG